AAAAAAGAAAAATATGATCTAGGGATATTTTATTTTTGAATCGTATTTAATATTAAAAATATATATTAAGTGTTTCAGTTTAGTACTAAACTGAAACACTAATGATAATGACATCTTGTTAATGAATCAATCTTTTTTTTAAGGTCATTTATTTTTTCTTGGTATTGTTTTGATTCAATCGCTCTTAAAAGTGAATCGGATAATCCATTTATAATATGTTCTTGTGTTACCAAGTCGATAACATTTTTTTTCGATAGACCAGTAACATATTGTAATTTGGATAACATAGCTTCTTGTGCAATCTGTAACTCGGCTAATACAGCATCTTGCTCTGCTTGTAATTTGGCGATTTGTATCATCTTGTTATTTTGCTCCTTTCTATCATTGACGAATTTCATTTGAAGATTATTTTCGTCAATATATTTAGATAAACATTCGTCCGATGCCAAACCGGATATCAGTTTTTCTAAATCTGGATTACTATCGAGGTCAATCTTCGCAGTAAATTTTTGAATTTGTAAAATCGATTCTTTTGGGAACGACCTAAATTTCATAGGCGCGGTTAGAAGCGGTTTAAGATCAGATGCGTTTTCTAATTCTCCGTGCGCAATTTTACACTTAGACTCACTATATCCATCGCAATACCGACCACCTGTTGTGGAATTAATCGGATGAATAAAAAGTTCATCAAAGAAATTGCATATTTCAAAACTAATTTCTTTTTTGTACAAAAAACAATTCATCCGCTCCGGCATATACGTGATAAATTTATTATCTTTATCACGTGCTACCGTAAAAATAATAAAATATCTAGCGAATGCAATGGGTTTTCCATCTAAATACTCAATAAAATCTGTCGTTTGTCCTCCATAAAGAAGACTGTGATTGGGATCATGATTTTTATTGAGACTCAGATCCGCAAGCAAATTGGACAAATCTGGAAAATTAGGCCAAATTTCGCAACATTTTTGCTCATGACAAATTTGGTTCAGTTGATGGATTATAGGATTAGCTTGTGCCAGATAATCATACAATCTTGGAGCTATTACATGATCAGCGTTTTCCATTTTGTTTTTTGATTGACAAATCAAAGCGTTTTGTGTAATACTGTAGTCGAAAGATATGGATAGTACAAATACTCCAAAAATCAATATTTTTTGGTTAAAAATGGTAAATAGCATCACTATAACAAATTTTATTGTTAATGATTCACTAAAAAAATAAATCAAAAGATTTTTATGATATTTATTCTGTTTTTTTTGGATATTACTATTGTTAGATTAAAAAATTGAAATTCGAAATATTTAGCAAATCCATACTGGAACAAATCGTAATACACACACATAACGCAAAACAGAGTATCTGGCATCCAGATATTTTTGAATCAAATACATAATGTCCCAAATCAATAAAAGTTATTCATCTACCCCAAATTCGACTATCAGGATACCAATCTGTACGTCTTGCCAAAAAGAAGCACCAATCTTTCCAGCGAATTCTCCCGTAAAATGTAAAAAGTGTTTATACAAGTGTAATGGTTCCGGTTTTTTCCATCAACTCAGTCTGTGCATGTGCCATAGACCCGATTTGTATGATAATAGGTTGTGGATTTAATTAATAAGTGTACATTAAAATAATTTATAAATAGGATCATACATATTGTCTTTTTTATAAATTATTTTAATATACATTTATTAATTAAATAAAAATTGATATTTGATCGTGTTGATATATCATTTGGAATATTAAAAAAATAATAAAATGTTAAAGTTTAATAAACTTTTAGAAGAAAAAACTTATTATGCCAAATATATAACATTATATGAAGACAATAACAATATTTTATGGTGCGAAAACAATTTTAAAGAAACGGAAGACCCAATCTGTCATTGTTTAGCCCATAGAATTGAAGTTATTAAAAAAAACAACAAATTATTTTTGATCAAAATCCCAAAAGATGTACTAGTGAGAAAAGGAGAAATATCTGAATTGGGAATAAATATTCATGGACCCGGCATAGAAAATTTCCAAAAAAATAAAATTAGATTCGAAAACGCTCTCCCCGAAGCTAATCGAACATATTCTGTTTTATCACTTCCTAATGGTAAAAGTGGTTGGATAGTATCATGGGGAATATTAAGAATCGCGAAAAATAAATGGAGAGCACATGCTAATTATGATGTGGAATTCAACCAAAATGCTCTTTTTGTAAAGAAAAAAGGAAATAAATTATTAGTGGATGAGGCATGTGTTCAAAAACATATGCCTTATATAATTATGGATATGGAAACATCTTTTGTTGAATCAATATATATTGTATCGGATGATGAATCATCCGATGAATTTGAAGATAAATCCAAAAAATTCAATGTTGATTCAGATAAACCCAGATTTGTCGAAGTCGAAATTGTTCCAGGTCTATTGTTAGATTAAAAATTAGGTTGCGTAAAAAAAATTGAAATTTTATTTATGAAAATGCTATAACTAAAATAAACCAATAAAAAAAATGCTGCGTGCATATTTTAAAAATTATCAAAATAAAATAACATTTAAAAATTCAACTTGCTTATTGCCTATTAGTATTGGACAATTACATAGTGAAGGCGACGCATTAAATGCAACCATTTTATTAATTAATTCTAAATTTAAAGCTTGTATTATTATTATTGCTGATAGTTTGTATAGACACACTCTTGAAATTGAACAAAAATGTGTGCCAGGTTCTGGTTATGACACATCAATAGCAAATGGATTATCATGGTTAGATAAACATAAACAAATATTGGATCAATTAACAATCGATTATAAAATTTATCATTGGGATCAATTAATAAATCATGATAATTATCATGAAAAAAAACAAATAGTTGATACATTATTTTTAACAGATGATAGTTTTAGGAAAGCCTTTGAAGATTCTTCAAATATTTTCGTAAGGAGATTAGGGAAAAGAATTCCAAAAGTGGATTTATGCAATGCTCGTGAATTATCACTCGAATTTTTAAAAGAAGAATGTGCGGCTACAGTTTATCTTCGTACGTACCAAGATTATGATTTTATTATTTATCCAAATAAAAATATTCCAGCATTTGATGTAACACTTGATTATTTTTATAATGAAAACAAACCAAAATGGTTGCATGTAGTGTCCAAATCAATGAAAATTCTCAAATAATATTTTAATTAAACAATAAACACCTTATCTAATTTTTAAATTTCTATTTAAAAATCGGATTATATTAATCATCATAACAACAAGTAACACATTCAGTATTATCTGATTTGATACACATGCAACATAATACTCTAAAAATATAAAAACAAATACGGTTAAAAATCGTTCGCCCCCATTGGAAACATAACATAATGTTAACACATATTAGAACTAGTAATATTAATGTACAAATACCAGCAAGTGTCCAAAATATCGATATTATAATCAAGGTATTTTCTGGACTTGATGGTTCATCCCATTGAACACTATGATTATTCTCATACCAACATTCATCAATAGAATCATTTTTGTGGTCAGCGAGTAAATAATCGATAACTCGAGTGTCAGGATTTTTACCCGTTAGAATTGCGCCATCGAAAAGTAATTCGCTTACAACGTTATTTACATTTTTATTGTAGAGTGATACATTCCACTTACCATAATAACAAACGAATTTATCAGTGTGGCATGTACTAGGTGAACATCTTTCCTCGGAACAAAGTGTTTCAATAATTTGTGTTGATGATACTTTACAATAGGCATTATTGTGGGAATCATATGATTCTTTTTCAGAAACGTATACGCTAGTATAGCCACCGGCTAATGCATAAAAAGCCAAAGCTCCAAAACCGGTTATGAGGAAAATGGTCAATCCAATTATATGGATTCTGAAAAAGCATCGACTACTAATCCATTTTTTCCAATTGGGAGTACAACAAACTCGTTTTTTGGAACCTGGTTCTACATAATCCTCCAGTTTGATATCATCAGAAGACTGTGTCTCTTCCACTTCGATATGTTCTTTGTAGGACATTTTAATGGGTTGTGGTTTTTGAAGTATTTTTCAATATGTTATTCGCTATAACTATTATTGTTTTTTTTAACATTTGGACAATCCAATGGGATAGAAATTCAATTTTTATTGGTTAATATTTTCTGTGACTTAACAGCATCTTCATGTCGTTGTTTTTTTCGTTTTTTCCAAACTTGCTTTTGCTCCTTGTAGTTGTTCGACTTGTTTTTCTAAAATGGCATTCTCTTCTCTCAATTGTTTGCTTTGTTTTTCCAGATTGGTGCGATATTTTTCCTTGGGAACAAAAACCTCTTTTATACTAGGATCTCTTGACCATAAATACCATAATTCCGATTCCCATTGTTTTATTGATGCTTCTTTGTTAGAATCCGATTCATTGAATGCATCAAAGGATTTATGTTTTTCATAATAACAATATATTTTTTGTAGTGCATGCAAATCATTTTTTTTATTTGCTTCGTTAATGATTTGGATCATTACATTGGCCCACGATTTATCACAATTATATGGATGACAAATTAAACATAATTTACTGTATAATTTTTTTTGTGCGGATGTGCATTCATTTTGTGACAATTCTATTTTGCAATCTAATTCATTATCAACTATTTTTTGTTCTGGAAAAAAATATTTATAGCACCAATGCGTATCATCCCAAACATAATTTTTTGTTTCTGCTTCAAATTTTGGTATACGTTTTTGACGCAAATATTTTAGGTATTGGTATTTTGCATTGATTAATTCTGATTCTAATTTTAATTCTTCTGTGTCAATTTCTCCAAAAGTGGAATCCATCAAGTATAATAAAAATATCATTAATTACTTTTATTATAATTTTTTATTCAATTTTTTAAGTGCGGATTCGATTTCGACAAACGGATATACCATTGTATCATCTTTTTTGGGATTTATTTTGAGATTGTATATAAAAGTTTCATGAATCATAATGATGTGCTGATATTTTTTTATTAAATTAATGAAATTTATATCAATATCGAATTCCAACATGATATCATTTATGTGTTCATAAATAAATTTTATTTTATCATATGTATAACCATTTTTATCATAATTATATTTGTGTGCAAATTTTTGATTATAACATAATCGATGTTTAATTCGATTCAACAAACCATTGCTAAGAATATCAACATAGTCAAAATTAATATTTGTTTTGTAAAAATTGTTTTCAATGTTGTCATTTGTTTGAAATTCCGGATCATATACCAAACCAAAATCCGTTAAATAAAATTCTACATTTTTATCACTATTTTGGTTAATCAATATATTACCTGGATGCATATCAAAATGAATAATACCATATTTGTTTAGAAATTTAATAATTTTATTAATTTCTTTAAGGTATAATTTGTTCCTGTCGTAATCACAACCCAACCAGTCCTCAGCGGTCAATGGTATATATTCCATAAAAAATAAAATAGAATAAGATGATTCTACTTTTTCCTTTAAATAATTACCAACTTCTTTGCTGTTCCAATAAACTATTTTTTCATCAAAATAATCTGAATTTTTTTTAGGTTTGGTATTTTTTATATTTGGATTTTTCATAATACGATAATGATACATCAAAGGAAAATTAGTTATTACATCATCTAACACCCAATTAGTTGTTTTGATATGCATTAATAATTCACGATAACAATTAATACCTTCACTGCCAATACCATAATTGTAATATGTTGGTAAATTGAATAAGTTCGCGGTATTTAATTGATTTTTGTATTCGGTTTTTGTTATTTTTGTTTGTTTACAAAATATTTTATGGGTACCTATTTCTAATAATGTCAAACTTCCTAATCCTTTTGGTGTAATAGTTGCTTTTGAAAGTAGTTTGTTTAAATTGTTGTTATCTAAATACAATAATTTAGTATTAAGTTCATAATAAATTTTTTTTCTATCAGCCAATGACATTTTGATATTAAAAATACTAATAAAAAAATATTATTAATTACTCTTTATATTTTATCCAAATAAAAAAAATTGAATTATTTTTTGTAATATTTTTTTTTTAAGTACCATTGTTTATGATTATAAATAATGGGAGTTGATTATTTTCCTTGTGGTAAATGCAAAATAATCGTTTGTGACTGCGATGACCATTTTGGCTGTAGCAATTGTTATCGGATTTATTGTGTAACTTGTGGAAATAATTTAAAAAAAGAATATCCTGCTCTTGAACCAATCGATAATAAGGAGATATATCGTTGTCATTATTGTGATGATTCAGCACGAATGAGTATGGTTCGATCCAAAATTAAAAAATTAGAAGCTGAATTAAAAGATCTCGAATTTAAATTTTTGAACCTACCATAAAAAAATAATAAATTGTATTTATTATTTTTTTTATTTATTCACAATAATAAAATTATAAATCAGTTAAAATCATTGCGTCATACCAATAATTATTACCCAAGAAAGATGGTCTAGATAATCCTAGCATATTAGCCGCTTTTTCTGCCATAAGAAGAGATCCTTCTGCCCATCCTTGATCGATACTATTTGCCTCATTCACCCAAAATAATTTCAAATTATTGACTGGTTTTAATGAAAGAGCATTGGTTTGTCCTCCTGGAAAGTTATTCACAGGACCATAATGCCATGCTGCCTGCCAAACACCCATTACAATAGTTTTTGGTAAAGGTATGGTATCCGGATCAATATTTTTTTGTCTAAAATAAGGTTTGAATGAATTAACAAATAAGGAATGCGCATCTTTCATCCATGTCAATTCTACTGGATCTGTTGTATTACTATTGACAATAACTAGTGGACTATCCTTATCATTTTGTACCGTCTCAAAATATTTAGTATTTTCTCCATCCGGGTAAGACATTAATACAACACCTTTACATGTTGTTGGTGAAGTACATTTCGTAACTCCATCAACTAAACCAAAAAATTTCAATTCGTTAGTGGTATAACCTTCATCATGATCTAAACCCAATTTTGTTTTCCACCAAGCATCTTCATAATAACCATACATTTTAACAGCTGGTTGCGGAATAAACAGATTCATTGCTTCTTTCACTGTATCATTTGCATCAGTAAATATAACGCTATCTGCTGATAATTGATACAAAGATGTTGTTGGAATATTTAGGAAAACTGTTTGGGAAGTAGTTGTTGCGCCATTAGCAAATGTTAAACGCATATTATTAGGATTACTGGTATCCCTATAAACGGATGCCAATTTATGTTGATAAAAAATTCTAGCACCTTGACTGACAATTTTTGCCAATAATTGTTCACTAGAAGTAGAATATCCAATTTCATTACCGTTTGCGTCTGTAATCACAAGCAATTTTTCACCATGAACATCATTCACTAATTCAAAAATAGAATTTCTGAAGAGATCATAGATTGAATTATACAAAATTGTTTGTGATTCACCAATAGTATCCAAAAGAAATGACCATAATTCGGAAGAATAATTAGTAGCACTTCTAACACATTGTTGATAAGTATGTAATCCATTAATTAATCTCTTGTTCATTTTTTTCATTACTTTTTGAATTGCTGGATAACGAATACTATCATCCTGGGAAGTCAAATCCTCATAATTATTTTCAATGAATGGAAGATAACTGGCAATATCGGATAACGGATCAGGCATTTCAGATCTGGAATGACCAGGACCCCATTTTTCGGATGAAAGAAATTTGTATGGTAGGCCAGCAGATGTATCAAATGTAAGATTATGTCTGTTTCTTAAATTGAAAATTGAATTTCCATTTTCTATACAATCGGGAGTTTTAGAAAAGCATGACGTGTTTAATTTTAAAAGATTTTGAATAATAAAAGTCGTAATTACATGAACATTTGGATCAAATCGATGGGCACCAACATCTACCGAAGTAGTGAATGGAAACAATCCTTTGACCGAATATTGCCTGCCACCTACTCTGGAAGTTTGTTCCATGATACAAACTCTATTAGCTGGTACATAAGAAGAGTTGATTAATCTCCAAGCTGAATAAATTCCACCAATACCACCACCAACAATTGTCACATCACAATTATTAATAGTACTGGTTACTGGACTAGACATCGTTGAAATGTTTGAAGAAAGACATGCCAAAATAATGAGGGATAATACGCATTTTAACATGTTCGGAGGATTATTATATTTTATAAATTATGTAATAGTTTAATGTTTAAATCATTTTTATTGATTAAAAAATTGATTTATCTAGTCATTATTTAGTCCATATGAAATGTATATACCAAATAAGCTAGTCTAACCGTTAATCTATCAATAGATTCATTATGATTAAGTCCAATAATGAACCAAATTGTTTCGATAATGAACCAAATTGCCCGAATTGTTTAAGATTTTTGTGCTCAATATTGTGTGGGACTATTTTAATCGTTTCCATTGTTTCGGTTATTTACTGGTCATGTGTTGGTGTCGGAATTTTATCAATGTTTGTTTTTAATGCAGAATATGATTTCAAATCTGGCGAATGCTCTGGTGGTTATTTTTGTTATTATCGAACCATCTATGCAAAACAACAGTATGCTGACTGTTCTGGTGAAACAGATGAAATACTTTATGGAAAATGTTTTGGAATTGGAATTATGGGATTTTTATTGTCCATATTTTTGGTGCCACTTATTGCAATTGTATTAAGCGCAATCGGTGTTGTATTCTATTTTATTTTTGGTCTTGTTTATATTTGGATTGGTGGATGTTATGATTGTTTTAAAGAATTTTCAACCCATTCCAAAGTAGAATATATTAACAACCAACAAAAAATCACAACTACAACTATATCAACTACACCAAATTTAAATGATGATAGCGATGATAGCGATAATACTGATATCGATAAAGCAAACACCGATATCGAATTGCAAGAAATAAAATCAACAGATACAACAAATCCATTTTCAGTATCAGAAATTTCAATCATATCAAATAATAGCAATATGGACACCGTTACTCTGTATTAATTATATACAAAAACATAATAAAGAAAAATTGATATTTATACATTCTGTATACATATCAATTATTTGTATTATTATTAAAAAAATGACTGATTCTAATTTTATACAAGAAATCTCTCTTCAAAAAATTAAATTAATAAATCTCTCTAATTTAAAATCATATGCACATCAATTAGCCGCATTTGATGAGCCTGTACTTGGACAAAATTTTAAATATAAATCAAAATGGTTGTCACTTGGTCAATATTATGTTTCGGAACATTTGAATCAATTTGTATCCGGAGATTTTAAATTAAAATATTTAAATTACATTGACAAAATAAATTCCGAGGATTCTGTTATTTTAACAGACAAACAATATGCAGTCATTAAAGATTATGAAAAATTTATGAATCAATGAATTAATAATAAATAGAATATATATTATTAATTAGAATTTATAATACGATATCCATAGTATGATAAAAAAATCATACCAATTAATACAATACAACAACTAAATACTCCTACACATATGCGCATATTTTTTTTGTTATCTTTTTTAATTAATGCATTAACAATATCAGCTCCTCCATTACCGATCAGAATCGTTTGGTACGGAATATCCATCTTAAATAAATACTATTATTTGATAACTGAAGTATGTGTTATTATTTTTTTTTCAAATTTTTATTAATACACATATTAATAAAAATTGATTAATTAAAATCAATATCACACATATAGAGATGAGTCTCACTAAACATTTATCCATGAACAAAACAGCAGATATTATTTCTTCATTGATAAATAATGATCTTTATTTGGCGGAATCCTTAAATGGTCTAAATAAATATAATTCTAAATTGAAAACCACATTCCAAACCAATCTTTTGGAACTAAAAGAAATTACACTAAATAATACTTTGGAATATACTCCTGGGGAATTTTTTTTTAAGTTGTATATTTTAAATGGTATGAAATGGGAATTCCATGTTTATGGTTGGTTGAAAATAGAAAAATCAAATAATGGGTCAACAGTTTATTTTCATACACACGAATCAAAGATTTTTGTTTTTAGTATTTCAAATATCGAATTTAATATGAGAAGACGCGATGATAGTTTGAACCATGTCGTTATTAAGAATATCGAAACATCATTTTTACTTTATAATCCTTACGTCGAAGTAATCGATATTTTGTTTAAAAAAAGATTTGAATTATTTTTAGATAAAATGTCTAACGAAATTATTTCGGTATCATTTATTCAGTCCATAATTGATTTTTATTGTGATAGCAAATATACAGCTTCCGATCTAAAAGAAATTAATTTATTGCAAAACAAACTGTGTTCAAAATTCATTATAGATATAGCCGATGGGAAAATCATTGATTCTGATACTATTCAAAATATAGCATATTTATTAAAAAATTTCATATAAAATTATTGGACTCCGTTATTGGAGTAATCATTGTGCAACGCCATTTGTTTTTATTATTATTATATTCAAGGAAAAACAAATGGTCTGTATTTGATGATTTTTTTGGTTTTTTGGAATAAAGTTTAAAGTCCTTATTTCTTGTCCAACAATCATAATCATAATCAATAGCAACCCAATATTTTTTTTGTTTGTCCAAAAATAATTTCAAAATATTCATTTCCGTGTAAATTTCATAATTGTCATCATCTGAGTCGTCCGATGCGTACTTAAATTTAGTATATGTATCATAATCAATATTAAACAGATCCCATCCTATTTTTCTATGATCATACAAATTAAAATAATATTTAATTTTTTTTTCCATGTCTTTTAATATTAATATCAACATAAAAATTTTTATGTTGATATTTTATTAATCAATTTTATCAAATCACCAATCAAAGTTTTTATCTGGTACTATTTTAGCATATAATCGGTTCATCCCAATTAGCGCCATTAGTTTCATCAAATGTAGAACGCCATTTCGAAAAATAATCATTCAACTCCGTTATACATGCACCCATACCAAATGCATTAGCTATAAATCCATCATCTAAATCAAAAATAGGAAGACTACCATCCGAAATTTTTCCATTGCCAATTATTATAGTATGCCTATCTTTCAGGACCAGTAAAACAACCTGTTTCATTTTTGATATATACATTCTGGTAATTTCTTCGGTATTAAGATAGCTGATTGATTTTACAATCAAATCAAAATTGTCAGTTTCAATTTGTCTTGATAAAAAAATTTCCTGACCACCGTGGGACAACCTAGATTGTAATAACCCATCGATGTTACTGGCAATAGCTATTAATTCACTTTGACCATTATCATTGTTTTCGATAGATAATTCCGGTTTAATATACTTTGGCATCACTCGAATTGAAGCATATTCTGCCCAGAATCTTTCTGTATCAACAGTAAAATTTTTTCCATTGTCGTGTTCAGAAAATAAATCCATATTTACTTTTCCTTGGTATGTTTGGTCATCAACAGTTAAAGTTATCTTGACATTGTGATAATATTTACATAATACATTGAACCAATTTTTACGATTGGTGCTATTAAATTGAAATCGATGGGACGTGAAACAAACCATTTCTAATATGATATATTAATAATTATTTGATTTTATAGTTGGAATATTAAGTATTTTTTTCAATTTTTATTTAATCTACCCAACCTCCTATTCTATATTTTTTTGTCATATCTGGTTCTAATTCTTTTTTTTTTGATGCGATTCTAATGCTTTTTAAGATGGGATATGATTCTAATTCTTTTTTGGTGGCATATGATTCTAATTCTTTTTTGGTGGCATATGATTCTAATTCTTTTTCTGTTGGAAATTGTTTTAATCCGAGTTCTTCCGCTAATTCTAGTCCTAATGTTTTTCTAATGCTTTTTAAGATGGGATATGATTCTAATTCTTTTTTGGTGGCATATGATTCTAATTCTTTTTTGGTGGCATATGATTCTAATTCTTTTTCTGTCGGAAATTGTTTTAATCCGAGTTCTTCCGCTAATTCTAGTCCTAATGTTTTTCTGATTTCGCACAATACTGATTCTAGTTCAGATTTAGTTGCACATGAATCTAATTCTTCTTCGATTACTAATAATTCCGATTCTAATTTTGTGAAAGCTGATTCTAGTTCAGTTTTAGTTGCACATGATTTTAATTCAGATTTGGTGGCATACGATCCTAATTCTTTTTTTGTTGCAAATATACCTAAATCAACTGTAGCGGCAAGATTACCCAATTCTGTTTTTAATGCATATTTCACCATTTCAGATTTGGTTGGTAATTTGGATAGTTCATACTTAAATTCTTTTATAAAATTTTTTAATTGTGTTTTTGTAATATATTCATCCGCTTCGGATTTTAAATATTCATCAATTTCTGTCACAGTATTTTTGTTTTCTATTTTGATTTTTGTTAATGTTGCTACCATTTTTTTTTCAAGTGTGTCTATTTTTTTCTTTAAATTTTTAATATGTTCAGCATTTTCATTTTCTATTTTTTTTTTCATGCGCAATAATTTATGATCAAATCTTTTTGATTCTTTTATTTTGCGTGTGTACAAATAAAATAGTATCCTACATGCTTCTTTTTCATAGGGCATTTTATTTAATATTATTATTGGTAGACTGGATGATTTTTTTTCATACCCGTTTGGAAATTGAAATTCATACACTGGATCCAAAGTACCATTACTAAATTCTTTAAACAATATAAACAAAAGTTCTGGACTAATCGTCATATTGCGTGTAATTGTAAGATCAACAACCATTTTTTCCGAACAAATATAATCCGAAATTGATGCTGTCCACATATAATATTCTTCGGAATGAATACATGTAATATTTAATGAATCTGTTTTTTCATTACCATTGATATAAGATGCACTATACTCAACAATGTAGTTAAATGGTGCTACTTCAAAATTAATTTTTTTATGGCAATTTTTTTCCGGAATATTATCTTCGGATTCCATAAACAAACTATTTATATCGTCATCTTCAGAATCCATAATAAACAAACTATTTATTTTGTAATTATTGAGTAATTTGATATAATTACTAGTCATAAATCAGTGTCTATGTATTTTTTTTTCAATTTTCAATGGTAAGTTAATTATTGTGTTACTTCACTAATTCTAATTGTTCCTGCACTATTTAACCATTGTCCTAGTCTTGCTGCTACATATATTTCTCTATCACCAACCGATGTTGAAATTTTAGTTTCATATCCAACACCACACTTGGTAAATTGCGCAGTGAATATAGAAATACGACTATTATGATTTTCGTTTACAGTTTTGTTAATAAATGATTGGTAAGAATTTCTTGGATTACCTGGTAAAAATCGTGTATCAAGTACAACAGTACCATCCGGTAGTACGACAATAATCCTATATTTTACCGTATCAAATGTCTTACGAATCAAATTTAAAAAGAAATCATATGTTCCCGCATTAACAATTGTATTCATTCAAATATAATTTTCCCTGGATAATACCGTTATACAAAATATTAAATAATTTATTATATTCTACATTGGTTAATATGCAGGCCGATGGATTGATATTAATTTCAGTACCATCACATGATGTTGGGATGACATAGGGTTGGTTACATTCTTCGGCACGGTTAGTGGAAGGAATTGTTGTAGGTTGATTACATACACATCCGTTATATTTTGATTTACCCATTATATATGTATATGTGAAAATTATTTTTTTTATTATCAGTCATTTTTTAAAAATAGGTAAACTCATTTATCTATTTTTCAAAGCCACATATTCTAAAATGATCATACACCAATATTTTTACACAAGTCATAAAGTTGTGACAAAACATTTTGACCAACACGACTATCATTTGTTGCGCATCGATGTATATCATTTTTGCTCACCATCAAAACAAATTTTTCTGACGAGCTAAAAACAACACATAAAAATGCCATCATCGAATAATGTTGCACCATTTGGACTCGCATTTCGCCATATTCCAAATTGATATATTTTTCATTTGCACTCGATGCATCGACATACGGCACCAATTTATGGTATATATAATTATAAGTGTCCAATAATTCTTGGTATTTTTTATCCTTGATCGAATCCATTTCAATTATTTTTTCTGGAGTCAAATCATATTTTTCATTGAGAATTGGTTTAATTTCGAAAACTGCAAATCCTTCCAACCAATCTTTCAAACATTTACCCGTTTTAGAAAATGATGGTATTTTACAACGACACATGTGTATCATTCCATTAACATCTATATCTACTGACATGGTTCGAATTTCCCAATTATCCCTAAAAATAGCTCCATAACACAAAGTTATTTGCCGTGGATTTTTATTTCGGCAAAATAAAAAAGTTCCTGATTCTTTTGTTATTAATTTTTTGGCTTCCGATTCATCTATATCATGATAATAAGGATGATCAATTACCGGGTCCATTATAGAGTTTTCCATTTGAATGTATAGATATTTATAATGGTTGGCTTTTTATTATGTGATATTTATTAATAATTAATTCAATTTTTTTTATTATGACGATAATAAATATAAATATATAAATCATGTCGTATTCTTTATCACAAAATGCACTGGTTGAACATCTGATAAAACCTTCTTCAACAATAATAAATACAATAATAATTATTATTTTTATTTTATCAATAATGTATATCGCTTATATTACATATCAATATATTAGTTCCAAATCTTTTTGCAAAAAAAAGATACATGAATATTTTGGGAAAAAAACTGTTTTGATAATAAAAACACACACATGGAATGATAATTTAGAAAATTTTATCAGGAAACTAATTAATGAATCAACAACACATGGTATTGATTTTTTTATACTAATGCATAGTGATAATCATAAACTAATTAATAAAATTAAAGATACCAATCTTAAAAAATATGTATTAATGTTTACAGAAAAAGATATCAGAAAAGTATACAATAAAGGATTTTATTCAATGTGGTTAAGTAATCATTGGATACTAATGTGGTTTTATAAACTGTACAAAAATAAATACGATTATTTTTGGTCAATCGAATATGATGTAAGAATTAGTGGTGATAGTTCTAAATTGTGGAAATATAATGGTGTCGAAGATTTTATTTATCCAATTGAACCATTCAAGGATCCTAAATGGAGATACAAAAATCATTACGTCGGTGGTAAATTAACGGACAAAAATAAATATTACGGTTATTTGCAATTGGCGAGATATTCCAACAAATTTTTAGCCTATTTGGATACATGTTACCAATCAGGAGAAAATGGACAGGATGAATTAATTACTTTTAGTTTATTCAAAAGAGGGAATTTTACTGGCTCCAAAACTATCCTAAATGACTTGATCAAAAAATCCTGGTCAGTCGATAGTTCGGACACCCAGAAGTATAAAAAATTATTGACAGAATCCGAAAAAAAATACCAATCGGATAAAAGTCATTTGACCATTTTTCATCCAATCAAGTGAATTTAGTACAATATACAACGAATATTGAACATAATCGCATATTTTGTTGGATCGTAAAAAAGATTGAATTTGGGAACATCTATTGGCTCCAATGAATTTGCCATATATTATACAATGGATTTTGTCCAACTTATGGTTGAAGCCATTACTAACTCTTTACCTTGTTCCGAATGTGGAAAATTTGGGGAAAAAATAGCTAAATGTCATTATTGTCGATCGGGTTTTTGTGGAGTATCTTGTGCTTATAAACATGTTCATACTTGTTCAGAAAAAGAAAAAAAAATAAATTCCAAAACAATAACCTTAGTCAAAATCCAAATCAAAATAGGTCAAAAAAATTGTAGCCAGTCCGACTTGCGTTATACGTATAATTTTCACACATGTGAATCCAAGTTGCATTCTTTTGGAAAGCCATCAACAGCAATCCATTATTGTAAAAATTGTAAAATGTACTTGTGCAGTGGGTGTGGTCGGTGTTCTAATCACTCGGATAAATATTAGAGTTAGTTTACTATGTAATAATTTACATGATAAGCTAAACAAATCTAAATAATAACACATATCGGCTCCCTAAAAATATATGCATGTATTTTTACGAGGCTTTGGATTTGAGTGTGCAATAAAAATATTAAATATTGTTTAAAATTTTTATTAAATCGACTTACGATTATTAATTGTGAAGACTGAATGGAGACGGTACTGGTCCATTACTTTGTGATCTATATTTCTCAATGTGTCTGTGAACATGATCTTTCATCAGATTGAATACCTCGGTACCAACTTCATTTTCATACTTAATGGATTCAGGAGAACGAGTTTCAGAAGAGGAAACCCTAACTTCATTCGTTTCGCGACTCGAGAAAGAACTATCTTGTGTTCCCAAGTTGGAATTTACATTCGCTGGGAAGGAAGTGTAATAGTAGCTAGGTTTGGGACAAGTGGGAAGTGTGGTATACTCACAATCAGTATTATTAGCGAAAGTTCCAATTGGAGCACCAAAGATTTGATCATAAAGAAGACCCTGTCGACTCCATTCGAACCAAGTTGGGAAAACTTTATAGTTAGTATTATCATTGTAGAACACACCAGAGAGCACAGTGGAAACATTGTTAAAGTTGGTCAAACTATCGAAAGTGACAGCTGGTGGCGTGTAATCACTACCATTGAAAAAGTTAGTAATGGCATTGGTGGATGGCACATATGAAACAAGTACATTTGTCTGCGTTGATTCCAACCAGATCAAATCACCACGATCAACACCGGCCGTAAAACCCAAAACTTCCATATTGGTAAGGGCATCGGTATATTGCTGCATTTCATCAGACGATATGGCAGACAAAGGTTGATCGGGCTTATCACCAAGAACTTCACCGGTAAAGACCAGGTTTCCGAAACTAATTTGCTGGGAAGCAACATTGTAATTTTCACGGAAAAGAGTAGGTTCAGTATAATATTTCAATGCAGGAGTTTCAGAATTACAACCGTTCCTTCTTACGGGAGTACGAGCTACCAATCGTAGTGCAACTTTAGCACCGGCTTGATGCGGAAGGGTTGATTCCAATCCACCGGAAACAACTCGAACTGGTTTGTTATATCCGGAAAAGAAATTTTGGAATGCAATATCCATAAGTGGTTTATCAGCGATATTAACAAGACTCGCGTAAATTTTGATGAAATCATTACGATTACCATTGCTGTGCGCCTCCTTGATAAGCGATTCCATATCAGTAAGGATTTTTGTGGTTTGAGCGGTTACGCCTGTATTAATAGTGGGTGAGGTCATTAGGGAAGTATGAATAAACCGACCACTCAGTATAGCCACACTGGAAAAACTACTTGCTGGCCATGCAACACTAGGGCTACTAAGAGCAATAAATTCAACACCACATCCGGAATCAGAATCAGTTGTAGAACGATTGTATAATACTGCATCGAACGCAGAATTGTATCCAATAATAAGTTCATTGGATGCGGAAATCGAAATTACAAAGGAAATAGCGGGTTTAGGATTCAAATTCGCTACATAGGTCTTATAACGTGCGAGTGATGCATTACAAGCAGATGAACCAATACAGATACCATGCGAAAAAACAATATCGTTAGAACTCATTCCAAGAGTGGCTGCAGCAGCACTAACTTGGCGTGTATTATAAAGTGTTTGCAATCCAGTAGGATCTACGGGAGGATTTGGAAACAAACCGGATGGGAATGCACGAACATCTTGGGAAGTGGCAGAACTTACCCAGTAAATATCAGCCCCTCCAGCAATGTCTACTTGAGCGATTGGAGGCCAAATAGCTAGCGAAGTTGCTACTCTCTTGCCTGGATTAACTTGACCACAACAAAAATCTCTGTTACCTGCATAGGTAATTGCGATTAAGTTACTAACAAATAATAAGGCGAACACAAAATATAAGTTTTTCATAGTGTTACTATTTATTATAATAAATCCGTAAAATTAACTGGGGTCTCCAATAGTTTATTTTTTCAATTTTTTTTATAAATTTTTAATTTTTTGATAAATAGCATAAAAATACCGTGTTGGTGAAATATTTGCATAAACACTAGAATATTCATAATCAGCATAAACATATTTGAATCCGTAACGGAAAAAAATTATATCAAGTTCGACCCAATCATAGTAATAACTGTAAAATTCATCAAAATAATTCAAATTATTACGGTAAGTTACTTCATATATACCATGTTCGATATCAGCCAACATTTTATCCATATTATTTATGGTATCATGTTCACGAATAATGATATGACCTCCCATTTTTAGGCATCTATTCAGTTCTCGCATAAATAAATTAAGATTTTTGATGTGATGTATCACCATAAAAGTAGATATCAATGAAAATTTGCCCGAATCAACAGGAAATGGTTCATTCGGAACCAGCTTAATAAAATTAATGTCTTTATCGCGGGTTTTGTCACTATATCCACCCCATGCTTCAATATCAGCCCCATAAATTTTTTCTATTGGTAACCCAATTAGTTCACCAATATATTTTGATTTAATACAATCACCGCATCCAATATCTAAATAATTATCAATAACTGCTCCCTTAATATGTTGTCGAATATGATAAAACATCATTTGTGCATGTAAAATATTTCGATCGCATTTGTATTGAACATGATGAATCGATTTGCGATCTGCTGGTAAATTTTTTTTATCGCCTTCTTTTGTGGATTTGCGTAAATAATTTTTCAGGTATTTGCGTAATTCTAAATAAACTTCTTCATCATTTTCTTTATCAATCACATGTTGCATTAGTTTAGGATAATCTTTCACATGAATAAATTTGCCTAGTAGAGAAAATAATCTATGATATGCAATCATCCCAGTTTTAGTATTAGCGTACTTAATAATAGTATTAACTTGTTGTTTACTTTTGACTGATGCATATGGGATTAGGTCAATATTTTTTTTAAGTGTTATATATTCCCTTAATTTACATTTTGGATAATATTTTAAAGCAGTATGATAATAATTTCTGCGATCTGCATCGGTAATAGTAACATTTGGTTCCATACAAGTATCTGTTTCTTATATTTATTCATATTATCTTATATTTGGTTTTTTTTCGAATTGTCATAATGGCCCAAATTGATATATACCATGGTGCGTATTTTTTTATGAGCCTGGTGTTCTATTTTTTTAATGACAAGTATTTAGATTTGTATTTAATGTATTTTTTGTAATAATTTATTCCGCCGCCAACAAATTTCGTTTCTGGATGTTTCAAAATACCCTTTTTTACATAAAAATTATTCACATAATCATATATTTCTTGAATTTTTGGATTGTATCTATGTAGATTGATATCATGTTCTGAAATATATTTTTTTATTTCGGAAAACATATTGATGGTATCTGGTTCCAATAAATCAGCTTCATCAATATATTCAGGATCAAATTCAAGTACTAATTGATTTATTTCCTCTGGAACATTAGTATCTATCATACATAAACCATATTGTCCAATTTTACACAATACAAAAAATAAAAAATCTATTAATCTTTTGTGTACTTCTTCTTTGGATCCATTGTTCATATAATTAAGAATATTTTTTAACAGTTGTTTTGGATTCATTAATACTAAATACATAAAATATGCTGCCCAAGCACTACATAATTGATTATCCGCTTTCGTTTGGAGATATGGACAAAAATCGAGACCAAAAATATCATTTAATTTTAATGATTGTATGTCCACATTTTTGGTATTATATCCCATTTTTGTTAATATTGTGAGAGTTTCCCCAGAAATATGTTCAATGATCTCATTCTGTAATATTTTATCTTTTTCCTCTTGTTTTGATTCGGAATCAAAAAGTACAAAACGAATACTATTAATTGTTTTATCGGTATTTATGATATTGATAAACATGGTAATAGCATGTCTTTCACTTCCTAATATAGTACCAATCGGTACAAAAATAGTTTCTTTTATGGAAATTGGAGTGATACAATTCAATAAATTCAACTCTGTTCTGGGATATAATTTATATTGTAGTTTTGTAGTTACTGGATTTTTTTCATGTTTTAATTCATAATTCATATAATCGGACAAACATTTATTTTTGTTTTCAATGTATTCCACAATTGATTTGTACCATTTTATTCTTGTTGCTGCGTATTCTTCCCCAATTGATCCAAATGTTTTCAGGTAAAAATTTTTCATTAAGTCTGAATCATCGCTCGATGCTGCTTTTGTGCCTAAATCTTCAGGAATACCCAAAAATGATGATCTGTTCGAATTCACGAAACCGATGGATTCATCAATAATTGGTTCATTGTTTGTCGATTCTTTACTTTTTATAGACATATCCAATTACTGTATATATATATTAATCACATAAAAAAATTGAATTATAATATTATTGATTGTACCAGTATTATTATTATCATTATACAGACACTGTTAACAACACAATTATTGTTAAAAAAATATTCACATTGAACATTGGGATAAACAAATGGATAAACAAATGAATAAAACTATCATTCCCAGAAATTTTAAGCTAATGGATGAATACGAGAAAAGGGGTGCATACGCAGATTTTAGCTATGGGTTGATAGATGATGACGATATGTTGATGACGGAATGGCATGGTATGATTTTTGGACAGGATGGTTGTTTTGATAAATTCAAAATTGTTTGTGACGAGAATTATCCAAATAATCCTCCTATTGTTTCTCTTATGGAAACAAAAAACAATAAAATTAGAAACTTATTTGTTAGTGGCACCCTATCAAAAAATTTCCCAATTATCAGAAATTGGGCACCAAACAAAACTATTTCGGATGTTTTGGGAGCAATACATGCACATTGCCGAAATTAGTTGATAGTGTATATTTTTTTGTTATATATAATAACAAAAAAATATGGACATACAATACAATTCTTTTTGAGCCATTGATTATTTTAAATGTGTGCCAATAAATTTTTTTGGTTATTTATTTTTTATACAAAAAACCCGCGCGGATTTTTAAAAATACGTGGAGAATATGTTATCCTAATGCTATTTTTTGTATAAAAAATCCAAATTAATAAAATTCAATTTGTTTCACGTAATAAAAATTGAATTTTATTTAAACAATATAAAAAATGATACATAAAATGATTAATATTATGAATCCGAAAAATAATAGAAAATTATCTGAAGCTATAAAAAAAAATGTTGCAGGAAGACAATACCATAAATGTGCTAATAAACCGGGATCCCTATCAAAAGGTTTAAAAGGTTTGAGACATTATAAATGCCCCTTGTGGGAAAATAAAAATACTGAATTAAAGGGATGTTTTGATGAAGCTGGATACGATATTGATCATATAATTGAACACTGTTTATCAAATGATGATAATGAAGATAATTTGCAAGCATTATGTAAAATGTGTCATTTAGTAAAAACTAAAAGATTTTTAATAAATAAAAAAAATATAAAAATTTTATTTCATAAAAATAAAATTAATAATAATGATGATACTGACGATAATAATAATAAAGATGATAATGATACTGATGATAAAGATAATAATGACGATGATGACACTGATGATAATGATGATGACGATAGGGATGATGACAATAGTGATGATATTGATGACAAAGATAATAATGATGA